CGGCGGACGAAGAGCCTCGATGCGCTGTTGCCGGTTCTCTACCTGCGTGGGGTGTCGACTGGCGACTTCCAGGAAGCGCTCGCCGCCCTGTTGGGCAAGGACGCGCCGAACTGTCGCCGGCGGTCGTGCTGCTGGCAGTAGCGCGCGATTTCGTGCCACGCCGGCAGACCGTCGACCCTAAGAAAATTCCCAGTCCCAAAGTGCTTATTCTCGGCGGCGCGCACACCGGCGACATAACCGGCGGCAAAGAGCTTTTTCATTTCGGCTTCAGTCAGGCCGCGACCGTTCGGCTTCTCGACGCGTTCGGCCACACTGTGAATATCGGTGCCGGCCGCTTTGAGCGTGCGTTGGATGGCTTGAACGGCCGCAATGATTTCGCCGTCTTTATCCGAGGCTAGCAGTCGAATGAAGGTGGCGACCCTGGCGGCGATCGGGGCAAGCGCATCGTTCATGCATGCCCCCAACAGCGTTCGCGATGACTGCAAACTCGGCAGCGCCAATCGTCGGCGTTATCAGTGAAGCGCGGCAGCAGTTCGCCGGCACGGGTCGCTTCGATGATGCTGACGGCACGATCAGACCAAGCCCGCGCGCGTTCCGCATCGAAGGGCACCATTAGGTGCAAGCGTTCACAGGTGTCGGCGTTCAGCGCGGTGAACAAAGCCGGATTGGTGACGTCCAGGTAAGCCTGATAAAGCGCGATCTGTGCGCTATATTGCGGGAAGGTCTTTTCCAAGCCGTCGCGCTCGATCGCGCGCCAATTTTTAACGTTGAGCGCTTTGTGTTCCCACAGCAGCGGGTAGATTAGCCTGCGGTGCTCCGGCCCGGCGACGATCTTGCCGTCGGCGTGGCCTTTGAGCAGGCCGTTGAGCGCTAAGAATTCCAGGTCCTCAGCCGGCGCGAACGCGAAGCCGGCTTTGCTAAGCAGCTGCCGCGAGCGCTCCTCAAAATAATGTCCGCGCTCGAAGATTTCTTTCACGCGCGTCGAATGCATCGGCGCGCACCACCAGTCATATTGAATTTTGCGCGAGCACTCTGCGCCGACAATGCTGGCACCGAGATACGGCCGCGGCAGCTCGGCAGTCCGCATGACCGCACGCTCGATCGCGTCGTTGATGGCGACGTTAATGTCGTCGATCGAGAGATTGGCGCGATTGAGGTCTAGCAACGGTCTGCTCCATCAAAAAGGGATGTTGCTAAGGTCGTCGTCGAGGTCGCCCGGAATTGTCAGCGAACCCCCGGCCGTGGCGCAGGTCTCGCGTGCGATCACGGCGGCAGTCGATCGTCCGGTAATGGCGCGCTCACTGAGATCGCGAGCGACTTCGGCTTTGCGAATGAGCCGCATGGCCGTTGCCAGGAATTCGACCATCTGCTCACGTGACCAAGCACTCAGCGGCTTCGTCCAATCAAGGTCACTGATCTCGGCAAGCTCCGGCAGGATCGATGCGACGGCACCGGCATCCCACGGTTCGATCGTTGCGCCAGTGATGCGCAGGCACAGTTCGCTATTGATGTTCTCGGCGACGGCTTGCTCAGCGCGCGTCGAAATCCAGCCGAACAAGGCAGCGGCGACAATCCAACCGAGCTCAACGTTGCCAAGCCGCCCGAGTGGCGTCGCCGGTGGAATGATCGGCGGCTCGGCGCCATCGGTCTTGAAGAGCCGGCGGACGGCGTCGATCGCCGCCTCGGTCGCCCGCCGCTGCCATGCGTCTTCGATCGCGGACAGCGAAACCTCGCCGATCCGTTTCACCTTGCTCCTTTTCATGATGCCCAGGCCGGCTTGGCGATTGCCACAGGTGCGTTGGCGGCGGCAGACGCACTCGCCGACTGCGGCGGCTGCGCGACCTGTTCGACCTTGCGCCAGTCCTTGCGATCCGGCGTGGTGATCTGCAGCAGCGTGTTGCGGTCGGGGTAGTTGGTGCCGTCGCCCCGATCTTTGCCCTTTTCGATGCCGACCTTGGCAATAAACCGCATGTTGTCAAAGTCGCGCAAAGCCACACTGCGCGCCGCACGCGCTTGCGGCGACGTGTCGTCCGGCTTGATACCTTTCGCACTCTCAAGAATGGCGCGCAGCTTACTGCGGCTGATCTCGGCTGCCTTGGCGTGGCCGTCAGACGTGCCGGCGAGAACGAAACGCTCCCAAAGCTTACGCCTGAAATATTTACCGCTCACGACAATGCATTCGACGGAAAGCATTTCGCACAAGCCGTCGGCCGAACGCTTTAGCAGACCGTCCTCGCCGGCGCCGCCGGGCTGGATGATCATTTGGAGCTCGACAATCGTACCGTGCGGGATCAGGTCCATTTCCCGTTGTGACGGGGCGTCGCTGTAATCAAACATTGCTTTGTTCTCCTTACTTTGCTGCTTTGAGCGTTTGTTCCTCGGGTGAAACGCTGAAGGGTTTGCGCTCGCCGGGATCGACGAGCTTGGCGATCAGCTTGCCAAGGTGCGGCTCTTCAATCTGTTCGAGCCGGCCGGAGCGATCTTTGGCGGGGTAATTCCAAGGGTTGGGCGACGTACAGATAAAGCTGCGTATCGGTTTGCCGTCGCCGAAGTCGACCCATTGCATGGTGATGATTTCGTCGACGATGCCGGGCAGCTCGCGGCCGGTCTTGCCGCCCTCCATCTGCGGCTGCCAAGTCGTGACGTTGAAGTCGTCGATGACCTTCTCCAAAATACCAACGAAGATCACATTCAAGCCGCGCGCATGCTGCAGTTGATTGAGCCATGCAATCATTTCGCGGGCATGCAGCCCATAGGCGGCACGTGTGTCTTTCTTGCCGGTGCGCTCTGAGAACGCCTCTGGCTGCTGCTCAGCCGAGCGGTAGGACAAGCGGGTCACCGCGGTGATGCTGTCGGTGAACAGCGTGTGGTACTTCGCGAAGTCATCCAACGCGCCGCCGACAGCGTCGAAGTGTGCTTGCGAGTAATAGGCCGTTGGCGGATAGGACGGATTGGGGCCTCCGATCCGGCATGCCAAGTCGCGTGCCGTCGGCCAATCGTCCACCCGTAGGGTGTCGACCGGCACGTCCTGCACGGCGAGATCCCCACCGTCAGCATCGAGAAACAGTGTGCCTGCCGTATCGAGCGTGCGCAGGAGCGATGTCTTGCCGACGCCGGCGGGACCGACGACCAAGGCTTTCACACCACGATGCTCAGCGAGACGATCATTGGCGGAAATGATCCTCATCTCCTTAGCTCTCCTAAAAAAGGAGGGCCCTCGGCCATCCCACGACCGGCGGCAGTGGAATAGCCGGCGCCCGGATCGTCGATGTTAGGATCGTGTTTGAGCGGCGAGGCCACCTCCGCTTTCAAAGGCGCGGCGATAAGTTCGCGACGTAAGAACGTCGGAATTTCATGGTCATCTGAGGTAGCCTTAGAGGCCGCGGTCACTAGAGGCGGGCGACGGTGAGCGACAATACTTTCGATTATCGGCCACCATTCCGGTGGCATCGCCGCCAGCACTGGGTTGAGCCCGATCGCGTTAAGGGCTCGGGTTCGCTCATCCGCCAAACTGCCGATCCACGCAGCGATGATGTGCGTCCCAGTAAAATCCGGCCGATCGGGCTTGCTATGCTCCGGCGGCTGTCCGCGTGTTGGCGCCTCCTTCGGAGGCTTGGGCGGTGACAATAATTTGATTGCCTGCTCGATCGAAAGCTCTGCCAAATCCGACTTGCAAGTCGGATTTGCCGCCACTAGCCAAGCGAGCCGCATATACCGTTCCGCCTGACGCTCACCGACGCCGCAGCGTTTAAGGAATTTGCCCCATTGGCCGTGCGGGACGAGCCCCTTGGCAATAGACAACCTCTGCCCCGCATCGATTGCGCGATCGAGCACACCGGAGAACGCGGCACCGACACCGGTGTGTGCTTCGCGAATTCGGTTGGCGAGGTCGTCGAGGGAAGGCGAGTCTTCACCAGCGATGCTCGCTGTCATATTTGCTGACATTGAAACTACCTTTCACTTTCACCCGTTCCAGCGAGCGATGCGATGTGGGCGGCGCCTGGCCGTTCGCCTTCGAAGCCGTCAACTATGGGATTTTTCTTATCTTGAGTACTCATGATATTGCCTCCTGAGTTTGCCGGAGCCTTTCCGGCGCGTGATCTGCGTCGGCAAAAATCCTTGTCTTCGCGGTTGCTGTGAAAACCCGTTTTGACCCCCGTGCCGCAGCAGGAATCCGAGCTGCATTTTGGACCGATGAGCGGTGGTAAGATTGGTCGGCGGCGCGGCCATTGTGCCTGGGCGCAAGTTGCTGAAAGAAACCTGCGGCCAATTGAGCAGCAAATGTGGTCAACTGATCTGCGAGACCGATGTTGCGCCTAGCCGTGAGGTGCAGCTTTGTGATCAAAAGCTCGCGCACAGTGGGGCATAGTTCGCTGCGATGCCGCACCAGCGTGCGCAACTGCGCGGCAATCTCGTCGGTTAGGTCTCCACCGTCGAGGCGAGCGGCTACACTCTCGGCGTGTTCGTCGACAAGGTGCGGCGGGTGCCGCTTGCTGACAGTCTCTTGATCTATCCAGCGGCGCTGTCTATGTGTCGGAGACATTGAAAGTCTTCCTTTCTTTCGATGTGTGCGGTTGGCGACCGCAGTATTGGGCTAAGCTTCATCGGGCGGCGCTCTTCAAGGCGCCGCCCGTTCTGTCCTATGTGCTCCGGCTGCTCGGGCGTTCTCTCGCACGCTCCTTCGTTGGCCGGCTGTGACCATCGGCCCAGGTATCGAGCATTGGCTCGGTGTAGAGCGGCCGCGAACTCCACCAAGCCGCAGGCTCTGGCCCTTCGCCTGTGGCGCACAACTTGGTGAGCGTTGAGAAGCTGATCGGATAGCCGCGGGACTGAAGATATTCGGCTGCCTGACGTCGGGTCCGGTATGCACCGGGCAGTCTTGGGACGACTTTCGCGCGGGCGCGTTCCTCGCGATCCGGATTGAGCTCCATTACCTCGCCTCCGTTTAACAACTACGGAAGCAAAATGCAGCGAACCGTTCGTGCGATCCGCCGGTGGCGAAATAATGGATTTTTGATTACAAACGCCCCCCGTCCTATCGAAACCGCTTGGGCCTCTTGGCCTCCTTCATCGCACGAATGATGCTTTCCTCGCTGTAAGAAATTTTCAGCTCGCGCATGACGGCCTGCACAAATTTCACCGTCTCGCTGCCGCTGGGTTGCTTTTTGCTCTTACGGGACGTCGTCGGCCGCTTCGTAAAGTTCCAGTATTGCCGTGACAGAAACTCGCCCGCGATGCGCTCGTTGGTCCAGCGCCTGGCATCAATCATGTTTTCGCGCAACCGGTTAAGTCCCATTTCAGCGAGCGCAAGCGCTGCCTCGTTGGCCGGATCATTTCTCAGCCTGGCAATCCCGGCATCGGATAAGGCATCGATAAGTTTGGCGATCTTCTCGCGTGCCTGTGACGAGCTCAACTCGCGGCCGACGTACAATGCCTGTAAGAAAGCTTAGCATCCAGCGAATCGTAGGGCCCCAGCGGGCGCATTTGATCGCGGTGGCTGTCGCAGCATCTAGCTTATCCGCCTCGACACCGGGAGAGAGAATGCCCGTTGTACCGGCAAGATCGATAGTAGCTAGAATGCGATCAACAGCCGCATCATCAACTGACGCTCCAATCGTCAGCGAGAGACGCTCTAATTCCGCCGCCGAACGAGTAGCATGTTTGCTGGCCATCGCGCTTCTGCCCGTCGCCTGCATGGGGAGCAGCGGCACCGCTATGCAGGTGCGCGTTTTACCCGTTCGTCAAGCCACCGCGGGAATATTACAGCGGTTGTCTCAGAGAGCGCGAGGGGTCGTCAGCGGTTTGCGCGCGGTTAGCTCGGTTATCGGACAGGGCGACGACGTTGTCGGCCGGGCTAAAAATGCGGGCGATTAAGCTCGCCAGCGCGTCGAACGCCTGACGCTTCTCGGCGAGATACTCATGCCGATCGTACGTGCCGCGGATGCCCGGCAGAACGTGTCCAAGGCATCGTTCAGCATGATCGCTAGGCACGCCCGCACGAGACATCAGCGACCGTGCCGTGCGCCGTAGATCATGCAACGTCCAGCGCGGCAATTCAGCCTCCGGATTTTCCTTGCGCAGTTCGCCGAGCACTTTGGCATCGAACGCCCGCTTGAATTTGGAGAAACCGCCTAGCGGGTGTTTGCCGTCGGTGGTGAACACCGAGCCGCCCTTGCCAATCTTCGGTAAAGCAGCGAGCACGGCTTGCGCCGCCGGCGATAGCGGGATCACGAGTTCAAGGCCGGTCTTGTAGCGCTCCTGCGGGATGATCCAGTCCTTGCCGACAACCTCGCTACGCCGCATGGCAGCTGCCTCCGTGCGCCTTGTTGCTGTCAGCAGCAGGAACTGCACCAGGTACCCGAAAGCGCCTGGTGAAGCCTCGGCGGCGCGCCAGACGGCCCTTATTTCGTCGTCGGAAAGGACACGCTGGCGGCGGCGCTGGCTCGGTCGCGTGCGCGCCATGCCGCGGACGATCGGGCTGCGGAAATCGTCGCTCCGCGATGCATGCCAAGTCATGACCCGCCGCAGATACGCCAACACATGATCGGCCATCGGCGCACCGCTCATATCAGCGATGCTGTCGAGGAGCCGGACGATGTCGGTGCGGGTGATGCTGCCAATCTGACGGGCGCCGAGCTTGGGAAGTACCAGACGCTGAAGCGCGGCCCGGCGCTCGCCAATGGTGCGCAGCCGACTACCCTCGCGGGACAGATATTCCTCAACGATGGCTCCCAGCGTGTCGCTCTCGGCACGTTTGGCCTTGCGCCGCTCGCTGAGCGGGTCGCCGCCTTTGGCCACGGCGCCAAGGATCGCCTTGGCTTCTTTGCGGGCGGAGCGGAGGGTGAGCCCTTGTTTCAGGTGCATGCGCTTTGAGCGGCCAGCAGCGCGGTACTGCACCACGTAGCTGCGGCGGCCGTTAGCCGTGACCATGAGCCCAAAGCCAGGCATAACCGCGTCCCAATAAGTGGTTCGAGCAGCGCCGGCCTCCGCTGCGGCCCTCGCGGCGAAAGCGGGCGTCAATTTCCTGCGCAAGAGGGACTCCTCGGGTCAGCACCGGGTCAGCAGTTAGCTAGAATGTGCCCGGAAGCGACTGGAAACAAGAGGAAGCGGAATATGTCGGTGTTATTGGCACTTCTAAGGGGTCCTACCGCAGACGGAAGCGAACGGAAGCGGGACGAATTATGGAACACGCAACTGTGGATCAGGAGGTCGGTGGTTCGAGTCCACCCAGCTGTACCAACAAAATCAATTGCTTACGAGATCGCTGACCGGGCGACCGAGCGCTAATCGGTTTCCTAGTGACTCAGCTAGTGACTTTTGGTCCCGCTTAAGGACCTGACCGCATTACGGGTCCGCGTCGCACCGGCTGCAGCCTCATCCCTCCCGCTTGGGCGCCACGCCCTCGGCTGCGCGTTGCTCCGACCACCCGCCTCCGACCATCGACCATCCCGCAACGTCTCTGGGACCGCAGTGCGCGGATCGCGATCCGCCCATCCGCCATTTTTTCCAAAAAGCAGTAAAACCAGGGAATGAACGCAAATTGTGTAATGCGCCGTCGCCTGCGACGGCTCGAGACGCTAAGCGTTTCTCGCGGTGACGAGCCAGACTGCCCGGCACGCATTTACTTGCGCGCAGCCGCATTGACCTAACTGATGATGACGTGCGCGGTTCGCTTTGCGGATGCTCCGTTCTGGCCGGTAATCAGATTGCCGTCGACGACGACAACATCCTTGTGCTTCCGGCCAGGAATATACTTCGCACCGGCTTGGGTCAGCCGTTCCTCGGGAAGCCAAGGCGCGCCCTCCGCGACGCCGAAA